TAGAGGCTCGCCGGGTTGCTCGTCGCCCGCGTCACCCAGGTCTGCGTGGTGCTGTCCCAGTCGGGCAGGATCGAGTGCACGATGCCGTTGAACTGATCGATCACGCCGGAAAGCTGATCGGTCGCCTTGATGCGGATCGCCGTCTTGGCGAGCCCGGGCATGTTCACCGGGTCCTGGTTGGTGATCGTGCGGAGCGCCGTCCAGACGGAGGCATCGAAGATCTGGCTCGAGGTCGTGTCGGCCGTCGTGCGCTTCAGGCGCACGTCGTACTGGCCGCGCGCGACCTTCCACCGCAGACCCTTACGGATCGCCGATGTCCTGCGCGCGGTGGCCGTGATCGTGCCCATGGCCGTCCACGTGTTCGCGCCGGCCGGGCTCGATTCGACCTCGATCGTGACCGTCCGGTCGATCTTGTTGCCCTGGTCGTCGAACTGGACGAGCCCTTGCGGGAAGGTGACGTCGACGCTGATCTCGTCGGCGTTCGGCTGGGTCGTGCGCGCCTGCCAGCCCGCGGCTTGCGTGAGCGTCACGTTGAGCGTGTCCTCGAACACGTCGTTCGGGAACAGCGTGAGCGCGGGGTCGCTCGCATACCCCTGCACCGTCTCGGTTTCGACGTCCGAGAAGCTCGTGATCGGCGTCTCGCCGATCCGCAAGTCGGTGATGTCGAGCGGCCCATAGCCCCACACGAAAAGCATGCGCAGGTACTGATCTTCGCCGACGATCTCCGTGTACGGACTCGCGCCGAGCGGCGGTATCATCCTGTGCCGGCCGAGCGGCCTGGGCACGACCCCGAACGGGTTCGCGCGGTTGCGGCTCCCGGTGATGAACAGCGTCGGGGAATCGCGCGTCGGCGCGCCGGAGATCTGTCCCAGCTTGGGCCGCGGCGGCGGCGCGATCGCATTGACGAGTAGCGTGCCGGCGACCGAGATGACGGCGCTGCCGATGGCGGCGGCTGTCGCCGCACTGACCTCGATGCCGAGCGTGTCAACGATGAACCCGCCCACAGGGCCGCCGAATGCGAAGGATGCGGCGATGACCGCGATCGAAAGCACCGTGCGAAGCGGGTTCTTGCCCCCTCCCCCGCCACCGCCCTGCGGCACGACGCGGACGGTGACGGTGCGCCCCGGGCGCGGTCGCACGACGTGCCAGCGGTCGCGCGGGATGTACCAGTCGTCGACATAGACGTGAGCGTTCGCGAGCAACGCCTGATCCGGCTGTGCTTGCTCGATCATCTCGGCGAGTGTCATCCCCGCCGGAAGCGTAAGGTCGACGCGCTCTGTCGTGAACGGATTCGGCGCTGCGACGATGCGGACGCTCTTGTCGTCAGGCGGGATGATCTCAGGCCGCATCCGCCATCACCTCGTGCCTGTAAATCCCGATCAGCCGCTTCGCCCAGCGAGGGCCGTCGTAGCGCTCGACCATGCTGTCGATCCCTTCCTCGACGTGCAGCATCCAACCCTTGGCGACGACAAGACCGACGTGCATGGGCGCGCCGCGCACGCGCAGGAGCGCGACGTCACCGGCGCGCTCGCGACCAGTCACCTGATGCCACGGCGCCATCTCGCCGCGGATCAGGCGGCCTAGCGCCTGCGCATCATTCGTGCTCGCGTAAGATCCGATGTAGGACGGCACATGGACGCCGAAACGCTCGGCGAGAACGACGTGCACCAGGCCCCAGCAGTCCCAGCCCCTCCGGTCGCGGCCGTGTGCGACGAAAGGAATGCCGATGTAATCGGCCACCCATGCCGGCAGTTCGACCATCAGAAAAGACCTGGAAAATCCGCAGGCGAGAAGATGCGCGACGGATAGGGCTCGACGGTTAGCTCCTCGAGCGTCAGCGCGCCCTCGACGACCAGAGCGTCGTAGCCGATATCGCGCATCTGGAAGTCAGGGAACGCCGCCTCGACGGTGTCGGGGTCGGAGCCGCGCACGATCTCGATCAGCACGCTCGGCGGCGATGAGATCGAACGCACAGCCTGAACGATCTGGCGGTCGACGTTGTCGATCCTGAGCTTCGCGCGCGGCGGCCGGTCGTCGGTGTCGTCGGGCAGTGAGAGATCGAACGGGAAAGCGATGAAGGTGTTCCCGCGGCTCACCGTATCGACGGCATCCGACGAGACGCGGATCGGCGCGCTCAGGTCCGCGTGATCGATGGTGAGCAGGATGATGAACGCCTCGCCCGTCTCGGGCGCGTTGATCGCCTGCTTGGCGGTGAGCGAGATGCTGCGAGCCATTTACGGCAAGACCTCCAGACTCAGCGTCGCCCGCCACTTGCTCGGCGCCACGAGGTCATATTCCGGGGGCGCGACGAACCGGCATTTGATCACCGCGCCGGTCCTCGGGTGCATGTAGTCGAACCGCAAGCTGCCGCCGGCGGTGTCGGTCACGAAAAAGTTGTCGAGCGCCTGAACCTGCGCATCACTGAGGACGAGCGGCACCTGAAACTTGCGCACGCCCGCGGTGAACCTGCGACGCAGCTTCGCCGGGCCCGCGTCCATCTCGGTGCGGACCACCATGTCGGGCGCCGTCTCGCAGTGACCGAGAAGCGGCACCGCAGGAAGAATGCCTGGCCAGGCGGGCATGTCAGCGCAGCGCCGTCGCCGGCGTCAGGTTGAACGTCTCGCGCACGGCCTTGAAGGTCTCGCCGCCCGAGCGGAGGTCGCGGGAGACCAGCCGGCCGATCACGATCTCGAGGTCGCGGCCACGGTTGCCGCGGCGCGATTCGCGTGTCTCGACAGGCGCGCCGGTATTGTTGACGATGGTGACGTTGACGTCCGCACCGCCGCCGGCGGCCTTGACGCCAAGGTCGCCGCCCGGCAGGCGCGCAAGCGGCAGGATGGCCTCGGGCCCCGCCTCACCCATCAGTCCGGCGCCGGACGCGAGCCTGAACAGCGTCGGCCGGTTGACGACGCCGCCGCGGGCGAACCTCACGAGGCCGGAAGCATCGAAGACATTTCCCTTCGCGCTTGTGATGAAGCCGGGAGTGACATTCTCGAAGCCGGGCGCGATCGGCCCGCCGACGGGGTTTGTGCTCGGTGTCGTGAACAGATTGTCGAGGAAGCCGCTGAACGCATTGAACAGCGGATCTGTGATTCGCTGCTGGATGACCTTCTCGGCGAAATTGACCAAGAAGCTCTGACCGAGAGATTTAAAGGTTAAGTCGCCAGTGACCAGTGCTTCGGCCATGGTCCGCGAGAACTCGCGGCCGAAACCTTGAACCGCCTGCTTGAGATCGTCGAAGGCCTGCTGGCCAGCATCGCTCAGCCCCTCGAACGCGTCCGTGTTGCGCAGCGTGGTCTCGATCTCCGCCTCTTGCGCGGCGATCGCTTCACGCGAGGCCTTCTCGACCGCGCGCTGGAAGGTCGCTTGCGTGAGCGCCCCGTTCGCGCGCAGCCTGTTGAGCTCAGCGATCCGTGCCGCGAACCGCTCGGCGGCGGTGCGCGTCTCCTCGAAGATGCTCTGCGCTTTCGCCGAGTCCTCCTTGCTCGGCCCGATCTCGATGACAGGAACCTTCTTGCGTGGGCGGCTAGACGGCGCGGAATCACCCTTCTCGGATTCCTTGGCCAGCTTCAGCTCGAGGTCAAGAATCTCGGCCATGACCTTACGCCTGGCTTCCAGCAGCCCTGGCCGCGCGACGTCGATCCCGCCCTCGGCCGCGATCTGCTCATTGATGCGATCGAGCCTGGCCATGTCGTCGGCGAGCCTGGCCGTCGCCTCGTCCGCCGTGAGGATGCTGTCCCCAAGGGCGATGTAGGTGGCGCTGCCGGCCGCCAGAGCGCCGATAAGACCGACAATCCCTCCGAGCTTGCCTCCAAGCTGGAAGCCCGTTCTGAGCGCGATGAGACCAACGAGCACAGAGGTAATCTCGCGCGAGTGCTCTGCGATGAAGCGCAAGGTTCCGCCCACGGAATCGCCGAACTCTCGCGCGCCCTCTGCGAACGCCGGGTCGGCGAGCGCTTCGGCAAAGGTGTCGAACTCGTCCGTGAACCCGGAGATCAGCCCGCGCGTGAAGTTGGCCTTGATCACGGTCGCGAGGATTGTGAGCTGGTCCTTGGCCTTCTCGGACGCCCGCAGCAGGCTCTCGTCGAGGACGATGCCGAGATCGCGGGCCTTCTTGCGCGCCGCATCGAGTTCGTCGAAGCCG